GGTGCTGTGGATACGCAGATTGAGATTACCCGCCATCAGGAAGCGCGATCAGGGACGTTGCGGATTACCAAGCAAAAGGACGGCAAGGACGGTATTGAGATTCACTTTTCACTCGATAGCGTGCAGTTAAAACCGCCAAAAGATGAAGGTGACTCGCCATTAGGGTTTGAGCAACACGAGGCAGCAACGCTCGTGGTAACGCCATACGAAGGCGATGTACCTGATAGTGTTTCGTTTAAGCCGCCATCAGGATCAGGTGCAAAGACGGGACGAGGAAAGCATCAATCGTTAGCGCGGGAAGCGTTGCGGTATGTGATTAAGCGCAACGGTGAGCATCAGATTATTCAGGGTGAACGCCATCGCGTGGTGAGTATTGATGCTTGGCGTGATGAGTTTTACGCCAGATTGGGAAGCGATGTCGAGGAAAGCGATAAGCGGAAACGGTGGAAAGAGGTGAGGGATAAGCTGTCCGAATTAGGGTTTTCCGCCATCAGGAATGATGTTGTGTGGATAAAACCAACGGATGATGAAGCGTTTTAGTGTCCGAAATGTCCGAAATACATTTTGAGCGTCCGAAACATGCGTGTCCGAAATCATGAAAAACGTCCTGAAACGTCCGAAAACGCGTCCTGAATTGTCCGTAATGGTTCACGAACAAAAAGCGAACGCGTCCGAAATGTGTGTGTGTCTGAAAGACACACATTCGGACGCTTCAATGTTTCGGACGTTGGTTTTGATTTGATCCTTATGGCGGGTAACAGGAAAGCGCAATGAGGATGGCGATGAACGGATGAATGGTTAAGTGTGAGTGGATAGCAGATAGCAGAGAACAGAAAGGATTGATGTTATGGCGGGCAACAGGAACAAGGGAAAAGTAAAAACATTTCTTCATGGCGGTAACCCTGAAGATCGTTTGAAGAATCCGTTTGAAGTGGATGATGCGATTGTGTTGGCGATGAACGCGGCAGCTGTTGGCGTTATGGCGAGGAAACGGGAAGCGGATCAGCGTTGGGGCTTGGATCGTTTGGCGGAACTTGTGAGCGAGGAAACACGTTTACGGTTTTGGCGGCAACTGATGCGTTGTCGGGATGCGTATAAGGCGAGGGACGTGGAAGCGTATCGCTCGGCTTGTGCCGGTATGAAGCGGGCCTATGATGCGTTAGAGAAAGAAGCGGAATCGCTTGGCGGGAAAGTGTTGAGCGTGAACGTGCTTGAGGGTCAGCGTGAGGATGGAAGCGTGTTTGCGGTTTGCGAAGATCCGGCGTCGGCTTACGCGTATGGCGAGATGAGGCCAGCGTGTGACTGTTGGACGATGGAAGAGATTGCGGTGATCTTGCAGCAGGAGTTTTTCACGCAAGCCGTTAACATTAAGCGCGCTATGCCTGGTGCTGAAGTGTTGTCTGTTATGGCGCCGGAGGATATTGGGCCGGTTTACAGCGGGAATAGTGATCAGGCTTATGCGTTGAGTAAAGACGCTATGGCGTTGATGGAAAGTCAGTCAAAGCAAAAACGTTGACATGTTTTTCGCCAATTCCCCGGTTTTTGCATGTTTTTGGCTACGGGAACATGTGGGGGTGCCTGATGCAGACGGTAAAGCGGTGATCGGTCAGTGAGAACGATTCACGATTGCGAGCGAATCGGGTTTGAGCATGATGCTTGATCGATAGCGATTCTCGAGCGCATTGGCGAAGCTAGAGCGCGTGAAATGCGCAAAGCAAAAGCGAAAGGGTGATCAGTGCGCATTGGCGCAGCTATGGCGCGCGGAAAAGGCCCTTTTAGGCGATTTTTTATGGGCATGGCTATCACCCTATATGCTTTTGAGAAAATCGATTGTGAGCGATTCTATGGGCTCATCCTCCAAAGTGTTAAAACGAGCGCGTGCAAGCGCCAAACTTAAAGCTTAGGCGCGCGTAGAGCGCCAGTGCGCGAAGCGCTGGGCGAAAAAAAAAACCCCGAAGGGCTTATTTATTCAGGTTATGGACCATCCAAAGGGCCCGCTCAACCCGCTCGCAATCAATTCTCGGGCCTGAGTTTTTGTGCATGGCCGCTCGATAAACTTTGTGTGCCCGGTTTTTTTATCGAAACACACAAAAATAGCTATCAATTGATAATTCAAATTCGGTTTAATGTGCTTGTAGGTATGGAAGTTTGTTGCATTGCGCGGAATTGATCGGAAAATGCGCTTTAGGGTTGCGTGTACTGTATTCATAAATCCCTCATAGACTGAAAAAAATGGAGCAGGCAAGCGCCACACCAAAGACAAAAGCCACAATCCAATCGATTAAAGCTTTCATGGTTTAAACCTCCGCAAATTGTTTTGCTGATTTTCCGTGTACGACGATTGCAATCGATGCAGCGCTTGGTTTTAAAGCGCCGTCGCATGCTCCGCAAGTAATGCATTGTTTTTTGTCGCCTCCTTCGGGGCTGGCGGGGCAAATTGCTTCGTTTTGAAGCTTAAGCGCCGATCCGATTGGAATAACCCGAAAAGTGCGCCAGCCCATAGAGCGCGCTAAATCGCGATCGCTAATGCTATCTGCGCTCGCCATGACGATTTCACGGTGCGCCATTGCGAAAGCTTGGCGCCATTGGTGAGTGTATCCGGTCCAATCGCTGGCAAGCTCAAGCAATTCGAGCCAATTTTCCGCGGGAATCATGGCGGGATCGCCATAAGCGCCGAGGCGAACCTTTCGACCATTAAACCATTTTGCTGCAAGCTTTATATTGCCAGAGAAATCCGGATAAGATCCGCGCTCGAAAGCTTTAAAAACCGCGTTAACGCTTTTGGAATAATCTACATAACATGTTCGTTTGCGGTTTTCGCTGCCGCGGTGTACACAATCGCCACAAATGCTTTTATCATCGCCAGAATTAACGGCCGCAATTGGATTGATATCCGATCGGATGATATAGGTTTGGATCATGTTGCCGGTTTTGATATTGCTGGATTCAAAAACTGCAATCCCGACAATAGGCGCTTGGTCGATTGGCGAGAATCCGCGGTAAAAAATAATCCCGTTTGGTTTGCGCATGATATTGGCTCCGTTTTGATTGATTGCGACAAGCGAAACGATATCATGCTAATCATTTGACCAATTGACCGTTTGTCGGACAATTTCAACCATTTAGGGGTTTTTGTATGGCGGGAAAACCAGAAGCAAAGCGTCAGCTGGCACTAATCGAAGGTTTAGGGATTGATGAGATTGCCAGGCGCGTTGCTGGCGGTGAAACGATAAGATCGATCGCTGCCGATCTTGGCGTTAACCCAAATCGCATTAGTACCTGGGTTAATTCCAGCGACGAGCGCGCCGAGGCGCTCTCACGCGCGCGCATGCGTGGCGCGCATGCTTTGGTCGAAGAAGGGCACTCAATTGTCATGCGGGCGACAAACGAGAGCGCAACTGTTGCCAAACTACAGAGCGATTACCTTAAGTGGATGGCTGCAAAGTTTAATGCCGCAGCGTATGGCGAGAATCGCGCGCCAGTCGTGGCGATTAGCATCGATTCGCAAGCATGGCACGCGATCAAGCATGCCGACGCTATGACAATTGACGCGCCGCAACAAGATTAACTGCGTCATGGTCGCTTTACCATGCGCGACAATTGTCGCCAAATCGCGCAAAACCTGACAATCTAGCCCGTTTGGTGCGGTTTCGACGGTTTGTTGAGAGTCATTCACATCCTCGATTGACTCGTGGTCGCGAATCATCCGCATTTGATAATCGTTTTGACCCCCCCCGGCGCGATTTGGGAGGGGCGGCTTTGCCGCGGTACTCCACACCCGCCAACTTATGCTTCGCATACCTGGCAGCTGTGCGTATCAACTTATTGTTTGCCCCCCGCACCCGCCGCCTGTCGCCCCGACAAACGGACCCCAAAAAAATTTTCACAAGTAAACAAAACGCTGTTACGCTTGCAACAAGTAAGCAAACAGAGGGGGACGCAATGGCAATTTATGGGTATGCGAGGGTAAGCACACAGGAGCAGGTGGATAACACGTCACTTGCCGAGCAGGTAAGGAAAATACAGGGATTGGCACTTATCCGCGGCGAGGATGTAGCGCAGGTATATACGGATGAAGGTGTAAGCGGTTCCGTGCAACTCGCCAAGCGTGACGCTGGATCGCAGTTGGTGGAGGCTTTGCAACCTGGTGACGTGGTGGTAATGACGCAGTTGGATCGCGCGTTCCGCGACACGGTTGACGCGTTAACCATGGCTGAGGCGTGGAAGGCTCAGGGCGTCAAGATGATTGTGTTGGCGTTAGGAACGGACCCGGTTAACAATGGCTCGAGCTGGTCTGAGTTTTTCTTTACGCTTATGGCGGCAGTTGCTAGGCTCGAGCGCCGCCGTATTGCCGAGCGTATGGCTGACGGGCGCAAGAGCAAGGCGCAGGCCGGAGGTTGGGTTGGTGGGCATATCCCGTTTGGGTTTCGCAAAGAGGGTGACGGTAAAACGGCAAAACTTGTGCCTGATGAAGTGACGCATCCGATTTTGATGTTTATGGCGGAAAAAGCCAGCGAGCGTAAGAGCTACCGAAAAATCGCTTCAATGGTTAAGGATCAGTTTGGTATGAATGTGACGCATACGTTAGTGCATCGCGCGGTGGTGAATCATGTCGGCTAATAATGAGATTTATAAGCGTTACCTTGAGCTGGTGCTTCGTTACCGACCTAACGCGCCGCTGTTTGTGCGCGAGGTGCTTGGCGTATCGCCAGACCAGTGGCAAGAAGAGTTTTTGCAGGCTATATCGCGTGGCGAGCGAAAGATTAGCGTGAGGTCAGGCCACGGTGTAGGGAAATCGACAGCCGCGTCCTGGGCGATGATTTGGTACATATTGACGCGCGGTCCCGCCAAGATCGTAGTGACTGCGCCAACATCGAGTCAGTTGTATGACGCACTGTTTGCTGAACTCAAGCGATGGGTGAAGGAGCTGCCAAATGCTTGGGGTGATCGGCTAGAAATGAAAACGGACCGCATTGAAATGCGCGCCGCGCCGCAAGAGTCGTTTATATCGGCTCGCACATCGCGTGCCGAGCAACCTGAGGCCTTGCAGGGTGTGCATTCGGATAACGTGATGCTTGTGGCGGATGAAGCGTCAGGGATTCCTGAAGCCGTGTTTGAGGCTGCCGCGGGTTCTATGTCAGGGCATAACGCTGTCACGATTTTGCTTGGGAACCCAACAAAGTCCAGCGGGTTTTTCTTTGAGACGCACAACCGTTTGAAGGATGAATGGTGGACACGTCGCGTGTCTTGCTATGACTCAAGGCGCGTGAGCAAGGAATATATCCAGGACATGGCTTCACGCTATGGCGAGGAATCCAACGCGTTTCGTGTGCGTGTGTTGGGCGAGTTTCCTGCAACCGATGACGATACGTTGATTGGCGTTGAACTTGTTGATAGCGCGTTTCACCGTGACGTTGCCCCCACGGAATCGCCCGTGATCTGGGGTTTGGATGTGGCAAGGTTTGGCACGGATTCCACGGCACTTGCTAAAAGGAAAGGGAACACGGTGACGGAAATTAGGAAGTGGAGGAACCTTGATCTGATGCAAACAACGGGTGCCGTGGTAAGCGAGTACGAGGTGACGCGTCTTGAGGATAGGCCTGTTGAGATATTGGTTGACTCGATAGGGTTAGGTGCTGGTGTTGTTGATCGGTTGCGTGAGTTGAATATGCCAGCGCGTGGCGTGAATGTTTCAGAGTCACCTGCTTTGGGTAACACATACATCAATTTGCGGGCTGAGCTATGGGGCCGCATGAAAGCGTGGCTTGAAAAGCGTGATTGCAAGGTGCCTAAAGATGAGTCGCTTTTGGCGGAACTCGTTGCACCGCGCTACTCGTTTAATTCCAGCGGCAAGATGAAACTTGAAAGCAAAGACGAGATGCGCAAACGCGGCATGGGTTCACCCGACATGGCTGACGCATTGGCGTTGACCTTTGCCAGCGAAGCAGGAACCGCGCTGTACGGGAAGGCTTATAACTCGCAGTGGGGTAAGCCAATTAAGAGGAACTTAAGGGCAGTTGTTTAACAGGAGAAAAGGAAATGGCGAGTCACGCAAAGATGTTTAAGGAAACAAGAAAGAAGATGATCTTTGATTACCTGAAAGGGTTAAAGAACCCTGTCAACGCTTGGCACCTTGCTGAGAAGTTCGACATAACAACGAAAAGGGTTGATCAACTCATGTCCGAATTGGCGGCTGACGATCTTGTTGTGAAGACCAAAGGGATCAAGGATATTGATGTTCCATGGAAGAAAACCTTTGTGAATTACTTTGAAGTGAAAGAGGAGTACAAAACCTTTAAGCCGCGTAAGCCTAAGGAGAAAGTGCTGTGGCATAACCCGTTTGGCATAAGGGCGGCGTGATGAACAGGGAAGAGATTTTGCTTATAGCCAAACAATCTGGTGTTCGTTTAGCCTCTTACTCGGATACGGTAGACCACCGAAACGTATATCCGCATGAGCTTGAGCGATTCGCCAAACTTGTTGCCGCGCATGAACGTGAGGCGTGTGCTAAAGCTGTCGAAGATTACTGCGGTGCATGGGATGACAAAGGCTATGCGCTTGCAACAGCCATCCGAGCAAGGACGTGAAAGACTACCTTGCCGGCCAAGCCATATGGCGCACACCAGACGATGATTCGCCACCGCTTGGCGTCAAGATGCTTTTGCTAAACCCTGGCGGCGTATGCGTGATCGGAACATGGGAGACGTGGGCTATTGCCTGGGCACCGCTGCCAAAGTTGCCTGAACATATTAAGGATGAGTTGAAATGAAAGACTTAACGATTGGCGATGTGATGGGCATTGCCAGGAACACGGGGTTTGATCAGCATGCAGAGAATCTATTTATCTTTGCGGCGCAAATTGAGTTTGTGGCAAGCGAAGCGCGCTTAAACCATTGCATCGAAGTGCTGGAGAAGAACGGTTACACGGATGCAGCAGATCTATTGAAAGGACATGGATGAACCTAGAGCAAATGGCAATCAAAGCCACGATCAACAGTTTGGTTGAGAACATCCACCCGTCCGTTAAAGTGGATGTGGCAAACGAAATTGCGCAAGAGCTGCTTGAGCTAACCGATCAGCTATTGGCGGATTGCGTGGAGTTGTTGAGGCGTTTAGAGCGCGATTAACACGCCGCTTGCATTTTTGCAAGCCTATTGATAAGGTGCGCGCATGAAAACCAAACCCGTTTGGGACAAGCCACGTCCAAAATCAGTTGGCAAGAGCGAACCTTTATCCAAAAAAGAAAAGGCTAGCGCAAAGGCAATGGCGAAGTCCGCTGGCCGCCCTTACCCTAATTTAATTGACAATATGCGCGCTGCGAGGAAGAAGTGAGCGATTTTGACCGGTTGCTTGCAATTCGCAGACTGATGGCAAATTATCGGGCACCTGCTACTGGCGTTTTGCCATCAGCAACGGCGCAAGACAGGAGGCCGCAAGCATATCGAGAGGGCATGGGAAAGCCAACAGCGTTGGCCGAAGGTCTTTCTGCGTTTATGGGGCAACAACCGCGTTATAGCGTTATGGATCCTCAATCAGACGAGTTTCGTCGGGCTAGAGAGATTGGTGAGCAAGCAAGTGTTGCGGCAGAGTTTTACGGCGCTTTAAGCCCTTTTGCGGTAGCGTCAACAATGGCAAGCGCACAGCGAGCAGGAAGTCTGTTGAGTCCGCTTACTGTGTTTCATGGTTCTCCGCATAGGTTCAGTAAGTTTGATGCAAGCAAGATCGGAACAGGCGAGGGCGCACAGGCTTACGGGCATGGGTTGTACTTTGCGGAAAGCCCTGCTGTTGCTAAAGGCTACCAAAGTAGATTAGCTGGAGGAACAGACCCCTATCAATACCAATACCAAGGCCAGATGTACGAGCCTGGTAGTGAAAAGAACCCAGTAACTCATGCTCTTGGGTTGATTTACCGCCAAGGTTCTAAGTTTGCTCAAAACATAGCCAAGCAAGGTCTTAAGGACGCAAAGGCTGGAGATCTTTTTGCTATGGATATGGGTGGTGTTGATTACTATCAAAAGATGTTGGATGTAGCTAAGACAGCTAAAAAGTCTGACATTCAAGCGTCACAAGGTGCTTTTTACAAAGTAGACCTACCAGACGAACAAATAGCAAAGATGCTAGATTGGGATAAGCCGCTTGGTAAGCAATCTAAAGAAGTTAAGAAGTTCATAGACGAAAATGGAAAGCCTATTTTAGATACCTTTGCCGACCTTCAGCGGAGAGGGCTGACGAAAGGTGTTTACCAAACCATATGGGATATGCCTGGAAAAACAATTTTTGATGTTTTTGGTAAAGGTGGTCAGACAGAGGCTAAATTGAAACAGGCTGGAATACCTGGGGTTCGCTATTTAGACGAAGGATCTCGTACTAAAGGCGGTACAAGTAACTTCGTAGTATTCCCAGGCGAAGAAAGTAAACTAAGGATTATGGAAGTAAACGGAAAGCCTTTCGTTATTGATGAGGATGAATTTTCACAAGGATTGTTAGGGTTATGAGTAAGAACCTTCGTGATTCGCAAGGCCAACTGCTGCCACAAATAACGGGCAAGTTCGGCACGACAACGATGCTCACAACATCTGACGCTAGCCAGCAATCACACGCCGCGGAAACGGGCGTTACGTTGATGCGGATTGCCAACGGATCTGATGATGGCAATCACTTTCATTTTGCCGTTGGCGCAAACCCAACGGCAACCGTCAACGATGCAATTATTCCTGCTTACGCCACAGAATACGTTGCTGTAAGCCCAGGCGATAAAATTGCCATCATTAGCACGCATTCGCATAACTTCCATGTTTCTATTACGAGCATTCAGCCATGATGAAGAAAACCAAAGCCGAAAAGAAGGTCAGCAAAGTCATGCGCGAGTACAAGGCGGGTAAGTTGCATTCCGGTAGCAAGGAAGGCCCGAAGGTTAAGAATCCCAAGCAAGCCGTTGCGATTGCGCTTTCCGAGGCAGGGATCACGCGGAAGCCGATGTAATGCAATGCCCTATTGAAACCACGGATGCGCTGGCGAACCTAAAGAACAGGAACTGGGCTTTTGCCAATGTTGGGTATGGCCCTGCCAACCCTGAAATGCCAAACGATGAATTTTGGCAAGCAAAATCAAAGACTTGGAACACTGACTTAGAGCAAGCCATGAGCATGCGTTGCGGTAACTGCGCAGCGTTTATTCAGACGCCAGAGATGATCGAGTGCATCACGGACGGTATGCACGGCGAAGATGGCGAAGAAAGCGACGAAGAAAGCAACGACGATTACGAAGGCGACGCTGAAAACGCCGCCATGGAAGGCGAAGAAAACGATGATGAAGGCATGGACGTGGATCTTGAGGAGGCTGTTCAAGAAGCCGCAAACCTCGGATATTGCGAACTCTTCCACTTCAAGTGCGCCGCGGCAAGAACATGCGACGCATGGCTCGTTGGCGGCCCCATCACACGAGCCCAAGATAGTCGACGCTCAATGCAAGCTATACGTTTCTATCGGTCAAACTTCCCGCAACAAGGTTGAATGGCGTGATTAAGCGAGGATCAGAAACGTTTTCCGGTTACAACAAGCCAAAGAAAACGCCAAGCCACCCCACAAAAAGCCATGCTGTTCTGGCGAGATCGGGTGATGAGGTCAAACTGATCCGTTTCGGGCAACAAGGCGTAAGCGGCAGTCCTGAAGGATCAAAACGCAACGAAGCATTCAAAGCGCGTCACGCAGCAAACATTGCCAAGGGTAAAATGAGCGCCGCATATTGGGCAAACAAGGTTAAATGGTGAGCTATGGACATTGAAACGGAACTTGAAACCGGCGCGAAGTCTGGCGAGCCCATGGACGATACGGAAGTTCAAGCCATTGTTGCCGCTGAACTCACGGATGCCGTTAACTTCATTGACCTTGAGATTGGCAACTTACGCGCCAAAGCCACCGAGTATTACTTTGGCGATCCTTTTGGCGATGAGGAAGAAGGGCGCAGCCAGGTTGTTTCGATGGACGTGCGCGACACCGTGCAAGCCATTTTGCCAAGCCTGATGCGCATATTCTTTAGCAGCGAAAACGTCGTTCAGTACATTCCACGCTCAAAAGAAGATGTTCCGATGGCAGAGCAAGCCACGGACTATGTGAAATACATCCTGAACGAGGATAA